CTTGACCATGTGATGAACGTGCTTGTTTTTTTTTCGAATTTAGAAGCCGAACTGTACAACAGTTCCCTAGATTATTTAGCAAAGGAGATAACGGAGATAGTGAAGGAGATGAAGGAACAACCCCAGACGGCTTAGCCGTGTACGGTTGGTTTCACATCATTGAAGTATTAGCCGATAGAGACGTGACAAAGTTTGATATGGTAACGGAGCGTGGTGTGATGGAAGTGTTCACACACCTAACGTACTTAGCCGATTATGCATATGTGCAAAAAGTAGAAATGAGAAAACATAGCAGATAATGAATAGTTACAACTATAGCTATAACGTACTAATCAACCGACTTGAAGCATTTGCTGCAGGTCACTTTTTGATTAAGCGATTTACGCACGGTCAAATTGATTTGGCCGATATGGATCAAGATGAACAGTATCCATTCATGCACGTTGTGCCTAACAACATCAGCCCGGTAGATGGGGGCATGCAGTTTGATTTCCAAATCATATTTGCCGACATACCGCGTGACAAAGAACTTAAGGCTGAATACCAACGCGAAGTGATAAGCGACTGTGTACGATTAGCACAGGACTTAATAGCCGAAGTGAAGAATGGTTTGGTGTTGTTTGGATTCGATGTGCAGCTAGTCACTAATCCTACCATTGAGCCATTCATGGAGGAATACAAGAACACTTTAACGGGTGTTACATTCTCATTGCAGCTCGAAGTGCCATGGGACTGGAGTGCTTGCGACATACCCGCTATATGGTCGGTTGGTGGTGCATCAGGTAGCGGCGGCAGCGGCACGGGCTATGGCATCACACTTCGCACTAATGGAGTTGATAATGCGGTGCAAAACATACTCGACTTAGTAGAAGGCACCAACGTGACCATTACGGATAATGGTGATGGCAGCGTGACCATTGATGCTTCGGGTGGTGGTGGTGGTGAATTTGTATCTACTGAATACAACGTAAACCACACAACAGCAACAGGCAATCAATATGTAGTAGGTGATAGGGTATGGTATAACGGCAGCGTGTATAGATGCATTGCAAACAATGACGCACTACTACCAACTAACACAACGTACTGGACACTTGTAAGCGCAGGTTACAGGTTGCGTCAATCCCCGGTAGACTGGAATGCAAGCACAGGTGATTATCAAATTTTAAACAAGCCTACGATACCTGCAGCACAAGTTAATTCAGATTGGAATAGTGTAAGTGGTGTATCTGAAATTTTGAACAAACCAACAATTCCTGCAGCGCAAGTAAACAGTGATTGGAATGCAGTTGGTGGTGTTGCTGAAATTTTAAATAAGCCTAGCATAGGCAGTGGCACGGTCACATCGGTTGCACTTACAACACCAGCTGCATTCACTGTAACAGGTTCACCAATTACCACAGCAGGCACACTTGCAATAACGGGTGCAGGACTTGCAACGCAATACGTGCGTGGTGATGGACAATTAGCCAACTTCCCTACGACAGGCGGAGGTGGTTCATCGGTTAGCTACTACCTTAACGGCTCAATCAATCAAGGTACAATAGGCGGCAGCACGTACTACCAAATGAGCAAAACAGCTGTATTTGGTGCGGGCACGGATTTCACTCGAACTAATGCAGCGGGCAATGGATTGATTGCACAATTCATCACGGATGCTAATGATCCAAATGTGTTGTTAGTGCCGGGTGGAAACTTTAACCTTGAATTATATTTTAGTGCTTCATCGGGTGGAGGTTCACCTTCATTCTATGTTGAGTTGTACAAGTACGATGGCAGCACATTCACGCTATTAGCTACCGATGTAGCAACACCCGAAGGAATAACACAAGGTACTGTTATTGACGCATACTTTACGGCTCTCGCAGTACCAGCCACAACAATGGCGTTAACCGATAGGTTAGCCTTACGTGTGTTTGTTACTACTTCAGGGCGCACACTTAAACTACATACCGAGAATTCGCATCTATCTCAAGTTATAACCACGCTCAGCACGGGAATAAATGCAATTAATGGTCTCACCGCTCAATTTCAAAACCTTGCAACAGGCACAGCCGGGACTGATTTTGCTATTAGCAGCACAGGAAGTACACACACGTTCAACCTACCAACGGCAAGCGCGGCAAATCGTGGTGCATTGAGTAGCGCAGATTGGTCAACATTTAATGGTAAGCAAGATAACATCGGACTTACTACGGTAGGTACTAACCTTGCGACACTACCTAACCCATCTGCTATACGATACGTACGCATCAATGCAGATAATACGGTTAGTGCTATATCACTTGCTACTTTAAAAAGTGAACTTGGGTTGTTACGTGGTGTGCAAGCTACTAACCTTACTAATGCAAACACGTCATCTAATACAAGTATCACAGGTTGCACACTTGCACTCGAAGCAAACAGCACCTACATCGGAAGGCTTGTTGTATCATCAGGCTTTACCACCACAACAGGTTTTAGTTTGCTCTTTACTTTCCCTAGCGGAAGCACTATGAACGTGGGGCAAATATCAAGTGCCGCTGTTGGTGGTCAGTTTATGCAATGGCAGGCGGTAACAAGCGGAACGGGTTTGACTAACCGACTCAACCAGGCGGCAACTCAAATCGGTTTAGCTACTATTGAGATATTCATAAGCACAGGTGTAAACTCAGGAAACCTAACACCCGCTTTTGTAACATCGAGTAACGGTCAAACAGCAACCGTATACGGTAACGCAACATTCATTCAACTTGAAAAAATATCATAATGAGAGATATTCAACCTTTGGACATATGGAGCAACGGTGATACTAAAACAGCCGTATGCATGAAGCTATACATTAGCTATGATGACTTGACTGCAACCGCTGCACTGGTATATTCCCTGTGCGATGTGGACGGGCGCAGCATCTATGATGGGCAAGTAATATTTGACGGGCAAACCTACATCAATTGGGGTAATAGTGGCGACTCGAATAATGAAGCTTACATTATTGCGGCATCAATGCTCAATCTGACATTAAAATAATGGCAGATGATTTTGAAGAAATACTAAACGAGTATGCGCTTGCAGTAGTGGAGCGTGCGCAATCTAACCTGCGCATCAAACGTCGTGTGCGTGGTAAGATGGTCAACCGTGTTGCAAGTGGTAATCTCTTACGATCACTATACTATAAAATCAATATACGGTACAACAAACCCACTATTGACTTTACCGTAAGCAATGACGAAGCGGGCAAGTACGCAGATGTGATTGAGTTTGGTAGAAGACCCGGTGCACGCGCACCCCGTTCTGAGTACATTGAAAACTGGATACGTCTTAAGTTAAAGATAGGTGGCTTCAAACTACGCAACAATCAAGGCGAATTTGTTAAGACCACAGAGAGTCGCATAAAAAGTGCTGCATATGCCATTGCACAAAGCATAGGCAAGAATGGTATACAAGGCATCAACTATTACGGCGAAGCCATAGACGATACATGGGACGAATACAAAGACAAGTTGATGGAAGGCTACATAAAAGGAATTGAACAACGATTACTCTTAAACAAACGATAGATGATTACAATAATAGACCAACCATATGAGTGGGCCGTACGTGGGCAAAAGCTTATGATAGTAGCAAGCAGCACCAATACTGCACAGGTTGGATTTCGTTACGGTGTGGAAATAGATATTGATGGTACGCTATACAACTTTTATGTAGGGGCTGCGCCCGATGGTAAGCTATACTTTGATGTGCAGTCATTACTCAATGACATGCGCAATTATGAGCCCGTAAACTTTCACCTCACAACTGATGTCACCGTAGATGATTTAAGCAAAAAGGTTTTGAATTTTACGCTCACGGAGTGGTGGATAGTAGGAGGTATCTTAACCGAGGCAGAAGGTAGCGAAGAAGTGGGCACAGAGTGTTTGATAGTTAACGCATACTACCAAGTAAAAGACGGCTACAAGCCATCACCTGAAAGCGGTAATTCAGCTGTCAAGTTTTCCTTGACAAATGCCACATCATACGCAATGAGTGACCGTATTATAGGCACTCACAATTGGCCGCTGGCTAATTCATTTGGCGTTTCAAATAACAACGTAGTAATACCTTCTTTTGAAACTGACTACGGTGTGCTATCCATACCGGGCAATGCAACCTACTTAAGCAATAACGGCGCAAATAGTTTTACAATTACTATATACTCTAGCACGGGTTCACCAACCGCACAGAATATTGGGTTAAATGGCTATGATATTGAGGCTTTGCCTGTGTATCCTGGCAATCTTAATGACTCGACAGGACTACCAGTAAAGCCTTCATTATTTCCTAATTGGAGATACTATCAAGTAGTAATACTTAATAGTTCAAATAATCCAGTAAGTGAAACCTACATATTCTACAATGCAAAGGCATACGGTCAATCGGATTGTTGGTGGGATAAAATACGTTTGGGATGGGTTAACAGTCGCGGCGGTTGGGATTACTTCAACTTTACAAAGAAATCAGAGGTATCAAACGAAATACAACGCAAGCCATACCGTAAAGTGTTGTTTAATGGTGGGCCAACAATCTTTAGCACTAATGATCGTGGCAAAACAGATAGACGCAATCTTGTTGAGCAAGTAATAACAGCAACGAGTGACTATATTAGTGAAGGTGAATTTACACTATTGCGTTCCATGATGGTAAGTAATCAGGTCACATGGCTAAGCACAGACCAAGGCAAGCCCATTGAGATACCTGTAAACATGGAAGATACGAGCTATGTTGAAAAGAAGATACGTGATGGCAAGCTATATAACGTGACAATCAAATTTAAAGTAGCAAACGAATACTGGACATAACATGAATGGTGAAGTACAATTAATAGTAAGACCAGTTCAAACGCTTACGCTAACAAGCCAAAGCAACACAGCCATCTATGGTAGTGTTGGCTCATGGCGTTTGATTATTGAAAGCTTTGCACAAGACCTTGAGTTGGATGGCAAAACGCTAACGCTTATCAATGCTAATGGTGATACGCAAGCTTGCGTAGTTGATTCTATTGTACAAAATTCTCCAAGCCCCGGATTTACCCGCTTGAACTTTCTCAATACAAATCCTTTTAACTTTGATTTTACCTTGGCCGCAGGCGGCTACTTCTTGTACGATGTAACTAAGGAGTACTATCTTGACTTGTTTGTCAATGAAAGCATATCTCAGAACTGGAGATTCCAAGACTTAAATAATTTTACCTCACAGGGTGCATTTACCCGTGAGTTCAGAGTACCATTCAGCGACACAAATCAACTTGCGTTAGGTGCATTGTTTGATGTGAACGTAAGCGCAGGCGATACGAACTTTTTCCACTATAAGTTACCCGCTGAAATACGTGTTGATACTTTGCCTATCTCATTCGGTTACGTGCGAGTGCGTAAGGTATACAAGCAGAACAACCGCATCAATGAGGTTGAGTTAGCGTTCTATGCTGAAACGCCTGATTTGGTGCGTAACATCGGTGAAAAAAAGCTCAAGGATATTACCGACCTGCCTAACCTAAATCAAAACATGGTCTATGATAATATTGAGAACAGCACCATACCC